CTGTAGCAACTGTTCCTGTCAAGTTACCTGCTACGTTACCTGTTACATCGCCTGTTAATGCACCAATAAACCCTGTTGCTGTTATCTTACCTGTGCTTGGATTATATGTAAGTGTTCCATCTGATTCTAGACCTATGTTACCACCATCAACATCGCCACCTGCTGTAAATATAATAGCATTATCTTCATTAGTAGATTCATTGTCAGTGATTGTAACTGTTGTTGCAACTGTTGCTGTATCTGCATTACCTGTTACATCACCTGTTAGATTACCTGCGAATGAGGTTGCAGTTAATAAACCACTACTACTATTGAATGTTAAATTAGAACCACTCTTAGGTGGTAAGTCACCTGTCGCTGCTGTTGTAAACAATGGAAAACAAGTTGTATCACTTGACTCATCAGCTACAGTAACAGCAGTACCAACAGAAGCTAGAGCAACTGCTATGTTTCCTGTGCCATCAAAACTTGTGCCACCAATAGTTCTTGATGTTGCAAGTGCTGTGGCTGTTGCTGCATTTCCTGAATAACCACTAGATGTAATTGTGCCTAATGAACTGCCATCATCAGCAAAGGTAATTGTTCCACCATTTGCATCTAATGTAATACCACCTTCAGAATCTAATGTTACAGTTGTACCTGCAAGTTCTGCTGTACCATCGGCTGTAATTTGTATATTACCTGCTGCTCCACCTGCATCAGTAGTAACTATCTCTAATGTTCCATTTGTACCTGCTGTTATAGTAGCTGTATCACTAGTAGAACCTGTTAGGGTAATAACTTTACCATTTACAGCTACATCATCAACTGTAAGAGCAGATAAAGTTCCAACACTTGTAATATTTGCTTGAGCAGCCGTACTTAGAGTACCTGCAAGTTCACCAGAAGAACCATATATAACTGCCTTACTATTAACAACACTATTTGCACTTGAGCCATCTAATAAGTTTAACTCTGTTGCAGTAGATGTTACGTTAGTACCACCAATATCTAATGTAGTTACGGATATTTCACCTGCTACTGTAACAACACCATCTGCAAGTGTTATTAAATCTGTATCATCTGTATGACCTATTGTAGTGCCATTAATTATAACATTATCTACTGTAAGAGTTGTAAGAGTTCCTACAGATGTTAAATTAGGCATTGCAGTTATTTCGTCATCTAAATAAGCAGCTAAAGTTTGCACAGTAGTTTGTGCTATAGTACCACCATGATTCATTAGTATACCATGTCCATCAGAAACTGTTGTTGTTCCTATTGATGTATCACCGTCTAATATATTTAATTCAGCAGTAGTAGCTGTAGCACCATCTAGTATCTCTAGCTCTGCTTCAGATATACCTGCACTACCTATTGTAACAGTTCCTGCAAAAGTTACGTTAGCACCACTAAATGTCATAGCAGTTGTAGTACCTGATTTAATTATTAAATTACCACTAGAGTTTGTAGCACTACCAAATGTTGTGCCATCATCTTTAAAGAATATATCTCCCCCACCAGCATCTAAAGTTATATCACCAGCAGTATCAACTAATACTGCACCATCTGCTATTAGGTCTAATTGTCCATCCGTACTTGAATTGATGTATATTGCTGTGTCTCTGAATTGTAACTTCTCTGTAGTAGCCATAAGAACGTCATCACTAAATTCAAAGTAATCTTCGTCTTCCATCCATTTAAGTTCACCATCTGTTGTTTCACCATCAAATGTAACTACAACATCTTGTCCTGTTGTTCCTGCACCTAACGTAACTGCATTAACTGCTAATGCTGCAATAGGACCACCATTGCCTGTAGTACCATCGTGTGAGTGTCCTGTAGTTGCGGCAAACGCCGCTAATAATTGGTCAAATTCCTCATTAGTATGAGATGCTTGAATGATGTCACCATCTGTGTACGTTTCTTGTCTTGTATATCCTGCCATTTAACGTCTAGCTCCTAATTGATATTCTAATTGAAAACCTTTTAATGCGTATGGTGCAGTTGCACCACCATCATTTACCCTTAATGCGACAGCAAATCCTGAGCCTTCTACGGATTGCCTTACTAATGGCTGTGATGAACCACCATATGTAGGTGTTCCATAAACTGATGTACCATAGATAGCAACAACATCTGTTGAATCTAACGGATAGGCTGCAGGTCTTGGTGAGTCCTTGTCTTCATAATCATATCTAACAAATAAATCAGCATCTACTGCTGCTTCTGGGTTGTAATTAACAATAACCCTTTGCATATGCTTTCTAATTCCCGGGTCATTAAAGGTTAAATCAGGACTTCTATACCTACCTAGTATGCTAGTACCATCAAAAGTATTACCTGATTCTTGCTTATATATGTACCCTGCCGCATATGCACCATGTAAAACTATTACATTTCCTTCGGATACAAAACTATCTGTACAAGAAGGTCTTATACCTACTATTTCAGAGAACTCAAACTTCTGACCTTTTAATACACATATAATACCTTTAGTTTGATTTTGTCCAACAGTAGATTTAGTGAAAAATATTCTATATTGTGTCTTGTCTGTTATTACTACTGATTCAAATTCTGAAGCATCAGCTATATTATCATTAAATATAGATTGTACACTAGAACTTATTGTGCCTAATTCTACGTCACCAATTCTTGCAGTACCTGCAACTGTTCTTAATCCATCAGGACCTAAGAATATTAAGTCACCTGCAAATTCTTGAATTGTATCACCGTTGATACAGCCTATATCTCTTGTTACATCTGATACTGTAAAGTTAGCACCTGAACTACCTGACAGTTTAAATATTCTAGTTTCACAAAATATAAATAAGTTGTCACGGAAAACTTTAATTCCTGTTATCTCATCATCAACTTTAAAGCTACCTGCTCCAATGGCTACTGAAAAAGCACCTTCTTGAAATGGAGCAGAAAATACTACTTCTTGTTTATTTGCACTCATACCTGCAAAAAACATATGGTTTTTAAATGCAGCTACGTGTTTTGCTCCTGTTACAGCAGAGGGTTTTAAGTCAGCTACTATTGCACCTACCTCATGGGCAATTGCACTGCTAGTAACTGCTCTAGTTACTCCTGTAAAGGTAGTGCTTGTTTTACCTGTATAGGTAAATATCTCTGTTCCTATTATTACAGAACCAGTACTAGCAAATTGAGAAGTATCAGCTACTGTAAGAGTTCCTGAACCTGTCATACCATCGCCAGATGCAATTACAGCCGCTAAAAGTGTTTGTTCTCCTGTTCCTGCACTAGCTACAGCAATATCTGTTGCAGCTAAACTAGAGTTAAATACTGTAGGTGCATTTGCACCATCTACTACAATTATCTTATCTGTGCCATCAAAGTTAAATCTTTCAAAGTTATACTTATTAGCACTTGTTCTACCACTATCTATGCTATTCCATGCTTCTGATAAAACAGCATCTAAAGCATGAGCCGCAGCTGATGTAGCACCTGTTGCTCTAGTTACTCCTGTAAATGCTGTAGAAGTTTTACCTGTATATGTAAAAGTTTCAGAGCCAAGTTGAACTGTACCACTTGAACTAAATCCGACTGTGCTATCTACAGTAATAGTTCCTGAACCTGTCATTCCTGTTGAAGAAGCTATTGCTGTAGCTAAATGAGTAGAAGCCGAACTATATATAGATGTTCCTCTAGCAGCTAAAACATTATCACCAAAGGTTGCCACCATAAGTACTTTTTCAGAAGCCGATGCAGTATATGGAACAATCGCCAATACATATTTTGTATATCCATTTATTCTTCTATAACCACCACCAACAGCAGGTTCAAAGTTTTTTAACTCTAATGCTTCACCCGGTTGCATCATAAAATTAGATTTATTTAGTACTAATCCTCCTTCACAGTTAAAGGCTGAAGGAGTTGTTTGAGATTCATCTGACATTACAATGCCTTAATATCTAGACTACCTAAGTTAGATACTCCTGTTCTAGGTATATATGTTGAACGTAAATATGAAAACTTATTAATAAGTAAGGTTTGCATATTCTTTATGCCTTGTTCAAACCTTTGCATATTAAGTTGATACTGTTGTGCTTCACCTCTATATTGATATACAAATGCTGTAGCACCATCTATAATTACAGGTGCAAATCTATCAGGTATAGTTGTTGTGCTATCATGTGCTGCTAAATCACTAGGATAAGTATAGTAATCAAATTTTATTGCATATGATTTATTTGGAAATGGATATAATAAATAGTTGTTATCAGGTGTTCTGACTACATATTCGGGAGTACCACCTTTATCAAACTGAGCTACTACAACATCATCACTATGAGCCGCAGCAGTTGTGCTACCAGCACCTCTTGTACACCCTGTAAATGTGGTACTTGACGTGCCTGTATAAGTTACTTGTTCATTTCCTATATATAATGTTCCTGCTGAATCAAATCCTGTTGTGCTATCTACTGTTACAGTTGTTGCAGAATCATTTAAAGAGCCATTTAAATTATTTGTGGTAATCTCATCTTCTTGATCTATAACTCTATTTATGTAGTCATTGTAATCAAGTAATCCTAATTTATAACCACTATTACCTAAGTCACTATCTTTGACTATTCTAAATGTATTGTAATCTACTGTTTTAGTAGACGTTGGTAAACTATATCTAACCACACCTGCTGTTAATGTTTTAGAAGCAGTAGCATGATTAAATGGATAATTAAACTCTCTTTGGTTAATAAACCTAATTGATTCATTAACTGCGTTTTGACATTGAACTTGTATACCCCTAGCACTAGAAAAGGTTGTAGAAGTTAGTGCAACTTCATTCAACCTTGCTATTACTTTATTTGTTAATGTTAGGTAAGTTTCTGCCATAATAATTCCTATGTAAGTTTAGAGTGGCAAGTTGCCCTGCCACCCTAGTTAAGTTTTTACACTATGCTAATGTATCTCTGTCAACTTCGTTGGCAGCCAAGTCACCTTGGTCATCAACATTCATAACAACGGCAAACATTCTGACTTTTCCACCAGTAGTTGTACCTGTCATGGCTTGAATCTCAATATCAATAGTATCAGAAGTTCCACCAACAAGAACAGGAGTTTGTCCTGCTTTCATTGCGTAGTCACCTACTGATGCACCATCAAAATCAAATCCATCAACAAAGTTATCTAGGTCTCCACCAGTTATACCAAAGTCAAAGTCAGTGTCAGTTGAAGTACCAGCATGAGCTTCAGTAACTTCAAGACCTGCGTTAAGTATTACTGTGTTAGCAGGAATAGTTAAACCCGGAATAACGTCATTAGCAGCAAGGGCAGTACCTTTATCGGAAGCAGCAGTCGCAAAATTAAGTACATGCTGAATCATATAAGGGTGTCTTCCTCTAGCTCCCACTCCTCGTGCAGGAGAAGTAGTATTATCACCTAAAGCCATAATTAAATCTCCTTCTAAGCTATATTATATATTGCAGTAGCGATTGCTTCAGGGCGAAGAATCTTTCTGCCATACAAATGCATACCACGAACAATATCAGCAAAAGAATCAGGGTCTCTATAAGTCTCTGTCTTGTTGATTTGTTCAGCAGTAGCTACTGACGAGCTATGACCTGCTACAATAATACCATAGTTAGAGGTATTTGAAGCAGCTGCAGTTGCAGGTCCTGTACCTTTAGCAGGTAAGTTATTGGATTGATACACTTTAAACCCATGTAAGTTATTTAGAACTAATCCATTTTGAAGTCCACTACCATTCCAATCTGCTTGGAATAATCTTGAATCTTCATCCTTTAGTAATTCAATAAATACAGGGTCAAGCACAAGCCAACGACCATTAGTATCTACATTCTGTTGGTCTAGCTTTCTTGCCATTCTAGCAATTATAGTCAACGGATAAGTACTTCCTGCGGCAGGAGTAGCATCAGTTGCTCCACCTGTTCTAGGTGCGACAATAATACTATTACTTGCACTACCAGCAGTTCCTGAACCATCAGTAAAGTCACTTGCATCTAATTTCATAGATGACAATAACTCGTCTGAACCGGCAGTAGATACTGCTTTAGCTCCATTCACTGTGCTATTTGCAGTGTCTGGTGTACCATGTATTGATGTCTGCTTCCAACCTGATAAGTAACCAAGTACATCTTGGTCAAATTGGTCGGCAAGTCTATACGCTGCTCTATTAGAAGCAAGGTCTTGAAAGTTCACATGAGAGTGAGCTTCCTCTATATCATCCACTTTAAAGGCAAAGTAGTTAGCTTTGTCAATAGTAAGTGAAAATTCTTCATCATCAAGGTCTTGAGGAGTTATAGTAGTTCCTCTTGAGTAAGCCTTGACAGTGATTTCTGGCTCTTTGATAACCTTAACGGAATCGCCCATATTAGCAATTTCACCGAAGTAATCATTATTAGTGATTGCATCAACGACAGACCCTTTGCGAAACGCAAGTTGAACCTGTTTGCTGTAAATAATAGGACTAAAAT